CTGTTTTGATGGCAGATTGTCTTAAGGCTGCTGGAGCTAACCCAGACCCAAAGCATACTGCTATCATCAAAGAATCTGATAAGTTTGATTCTGCCTTGAAGGGAGATACTGAAGGTATCTTCCTTGATGATATGGGTAATACCAAAGCCGATTTTCTTGAAAAATCACCTACTGAGCGTTTGATTGATATTAATAACAATATGATCACATATGCTAATAAGGCGGATTTACATGAAAAAGGGAAAATTGAAGTGAGACCAAAGGTTTTGTTGATCACGAGTAATGCTACTCTCAATCAACATGCACGTCTTGGCTCGATTCACCCTTTCTCTATTGTGCGTCGTGCAGACGTCCATGTTGAGGTAAAGGTGAAACAGGAATTCGCCACGGAGGATGGTCGATTGGATTCACGCAAAGTTATGCGTAAATTTTCGACTGAATCTTTGGTGAGTGATATTTGGGATCTTTATATTAGGATCCCACATGAGCCAGGTACTGATTGCCTCAAGCCCTATAAGGCTGGAGGTGATAAACCTGTTGGTATCAATGAATTGCTTAGGTACTGTACATCGGAGTGTAAATTGCACTTTGATATACAGCGCCAAATTGTTGCAAAGGGAGAGGGACTTGTTGCCTCGCGAAATTATTGTCCAAAATGTAATCTTGCACAAGATTTGTGTGAGTGCACTGAGGATTTTGAGAAACAAGCGATGTGTGATTTGTCCTTTGAGTATATTCGTGACCAGTTTGATTTTATGTCTGGTTGGCGAATGTATTTGGCATCTTGTGTGCCTTCTTTTGCTATGGCGTTGCGTTCAGTGCAATGGCTTTATATGTATTACCATTTAAGTGACCTTCGCGTGTATGAGAGTAAGATTAGGAGAGATTTAGGAATTATGTTTTTCCTTTCTCTGTTCCTTTCTCTTTCTATGCATGTTGAAAGTTGCACTATGGTAATTGTGTTACTTGTTGCCCATTTGTTTTGCTATGTAGTTATGTTAGCGAAATGGAAGGACAATATGTGTGCTAGGTTGGCAAATCGTCGAGATATTACTCGTGAATTATTTACCTCCTTGCGCAAGTCAAAGGCCGTTCAATTCTTTTCTGTCTGTTTTGTCGGAAAGATCATTTATAATATGATTTCTTCTTATAGAACAGTACAAATGTTATCTCAGTCTGCACTGGCTCCATCCAATGTAGATGAGATCGCAAAGCGTGATGCTGAGATCAATCCTTGGGCAAATCCCCTTGTTGAGGAGTTACATGTTGAAGATCGTTGCGCCACTATGAC